GGTTGGGTCTTGGGTCACAGCGACCGATGTTAACCCGCCCAAAGTTAGGCTCGAGCTGCCCAAGGATATCGCTGTGGTTCCAACGGTCAGCGAGGAATTCGCAAGCTGCGCGTTGGTGATCGTTCCAGACAGGTCGGTGGTCGGAATTGATGCCGAGGCCGTCATCGCACCCGTTCCGTTGCCGGAGACATACCCGGTGAGGGTCGTAGCACCCGTTCCACCATTTGCGACATTCAAAGTACCCGCCAGAGTGATCGCACCACTGGTCGTAGCACTCGGAGTGAACCCCGTAGTACCCGCGCTGAACGACGTCACGCCCCCAGTGAGTGCGAACTGCCTCCAAGTGCCGCTCGCGTATCCATCGAATGTATTCGTGCTGGTATTGAACCGCATCTGACCATTCGCACCTACCGGCTGCTGGGCCGTAGTACCATTCGGAAGTGTTACAGCACCTGTTCCGGGAAATGCTGCATTATCCGCGATAGCTATAGTAGGGTCTCCGGACCCATTTCCATTCGCCACGGTAATCTCGTTTGCCGTTCCATATATCTGTCGACCCGCTATGGTGGTTCCGTTGACCACTGCGAGCATTCCAGTACCCGAGGAATTGGCCAAAGAGAGTGCTAGACCACTCAAAGCGAACGTCGGATTACCCGCGATACCATCCCCGTTGGTAATCGAGAGACCCGCACCGGTGGCCGTGAGCGTGCGGTTGGCTATAGTAGTAGCCCCGGTCTTGACGAGAACCCCGGGAGATACTGTCTCGAGGCTCGCTGCGGCCCCGTTGAACTCCAGACGTAGGTAGGACTGCGCTCCACCATCGGTCAGACCCAGTCCGGAACCGGTCGACAGGTATCGGGAGTTGGGCAACGTGGGTTCTTGAACCTTCGTCAGGAACGTCTGGTTCTGCGACGGGGACGCTGCGATTGCCGCAGTAGTTGTCCGTACCGTTTGGCCATTCTGTACAATAGGTACAGATTCGGTTCCGGTAATTGTCCCGGCTGCTGGAAGCTGTGTGATGGTTAAGTTAGCCATTTAGGGACTCAACGTTATACTATCCAGATTACCATTGTTCTCGGGCGTCTGGGTATTTTGCTCGGGGGAGAGCACATAACCGCCGTATCCAGTGGCAATCAGATTATTGTCTTGAACAGCCACGGACACGTCCGGGCGCGGAAAGCGGATCGTAATACGCTCAGTCTGCCTCGCTGGCAGTCGATACGGGTCTTTTTGATCCGCGCAACCTTCGTTGCAAACCTGGAGACCCGGGAAATTAGGGTCGGAACGCATCACAGAATGCGCCCTTTTCATTTTACAACGATCGCATACCGCAATCGAGAGCGTCGAATTGCCGAGAGTGTCGAGGAAAATGCCCATGCAGTCCCCTCTACGCCGTGTAGACGCCAATAGCTGGCGCAAAGTAAATCGGGGACTTGTCGCGCTCTTCCTGCTCGGCTAGAGTCGTGTACTCGTTGGCCTTTTCTTCCAGGTATTTCACACGATCGAGCGGTACGTTGGGCATCTCCATTCCCATCCGATGCGAAAGCTGCATCAGAATCGCCTCGTACCAGCGCTGCGGAATCTCGATCTCGTTGGTCAGCGCCCCGACATCCATGACTTGGCGCGAATACCAGACGGTCATCTGCACGAGCGGGTCGCTTGGAGTGGGCCAAAGCCACAGTTGGGGCTGGGGAATCGTACGGTTGAACCAGAATTGGAAGGGTTGGTTCGCCGTAAAATTCTTGTTCGGCAGATTCGTGTAGTCGTCGCGATTTAACCGCGCCATGGTGATCTCGGTGCTGTTGTTCCCCACGAAGAATTCGCGAAGTGCCAGTGTAGTACCACCCGATGCAAGGATGCGGTAGTATTCGACGTTTTGGCCCGGGTTGATGTCGTACCAAAGCCACTCGTTGTCGGTCACCGTGGTTGTCCCCACGTTATCCAGCGTCACCCAAGTAGTGCCATCTATACTGTACTGCAACGCGTAGGTCCAAACGGCGCTACCGCCACCGGAGACGTAGGGGAGAACGCCGATTGAACCGGCGTAAATGGGGTTATTGGTGCCAAATGCAACGGAGATATAACCGTTCGCCGATGTCTGCTGGCACACCGTATCTACATCACCGTCGAATGCATTTCCTACAGTGCCACCAGCCGATGAATAGTAAGCCCCACTCGGGCGGTTCAGAGTGCGATACAGCGCATTGAGCACCTCAATCGATCCCTTGGGTAACGAGTAGATGTAGTTATTAGCGGTGACACCGAACACCTTTTTGTCGATCGCCCAATAATTAATGCCGATATTGGACAGATTGGTAAGCAAGATAAATAGCGACTCGCGTGCCGAGAGCTGCTGCTCGGACGTTAATTCTTCCGCTAATTTGCCGCAACGGCGAGCACCATGGTCAATGAACGTTTGTACATTGAGAACCGTCTGCCCTACCGTGTTTGAATACGCCATCTTACCACCCCGGACAATTCCAACGATGCATCGAAGCGCGTGCGCGGCTTCCTTTCTCGGATTTTTCTGCTACTGGCCCCATGCGAGCACAAAAGGAATCGCGGCGTGCGCCGCCCTCAGGCTGTGGGGGACGAAGATTCGACCCAGTTTCTTTATTATACCTTGCTCGACCCTTTGCGGTCAATCCTGCGCCTTTTTCTGCCGGAAGCTTTTCACCACGCCCGACAGCCAAGCTCGGACCGCCGCTAGCGAATTTTTTACCTTTGTCAGCATTTGCGAAGTCCTTTCCGACAGATTGCGGGATGCCTACCTTCTTGGCGAATGCTGGATTGTGCGCTACCGCCTCCATCAACCGGTGCTGGGAAGGTGATTTGCTTGGCATGATCAAGCGTAGGATTTAATCATCTCAAGCACAACAGTGTATGTGTCGCCAGAGCTTGCATCTGAAGTGCTAAACACAATATTCCCATTTTTACCAGTGCTGGAATTGTTTGTAATTCCACCGAAACTGGAAAAATCATTTGTGTAATTGCTGTTCACATTACTAAGGAAGAACGGAACATCCGTATTTGCGTCCCAGTACATGCGAACTTCCATGCCATGGCAAATTGCGGTGATTTTGCTCACTGAAACACCAGTGCAGGCTTTGCCAGAATCACTGGAAGTAAGAGTTGACACATTGACTTTTGTGACTGCCGTTTCACCAGTGCCATCACTGATGTTTGTGAATTTCATGATTGCCAGACGCTCTCCGTCCAACAATGTTTGACTTGTGACTGCATCAGCCATTTTTATCTCCAATTAAAAGCGGGGGCCGAAGCCCCCACTCAGGTCAGCAAACGACGCCGCCTTTTTTGAAAGTTCCAGCGAGACGATTAATAGAGACAGGCGAGCTTGGCTTTTTCGCCCCTTGAGGCATCGCGACAGGACGACCAGTATTAATGGTTCCCCCCGCCGCGAACGCTTTTTTTGCGACTTTACCCCCGCGTTTTGCCATCATTTCGGGCGTCTGAGGCATACCAATGGATGGAGGACGACCACCACCACCACCACCCCCGACCGAGCTTACGATTCTCTTTAAATTTTCGCCAATGGTTTGGGCACCCTGGTTAACATTGGTCAAGCCAGATTGTGCGTCACCGCCACCAGAATCAGGGCTGAAGCCACCACCACGACCGCCGTAACCAGGGAGCGATTTTGCGTACGATTGAGCGTACTCAGGCACACCTAACTGGCCAAGCAAGCCGCCATCGGCCATCTTGATTTTGCCGCCCTTTTTGTAACCACCAGCGTTGCCCATCTTCACTTTACCGGTGGGTGCTGAATTGTTATTGGGACGAGCGGTGCTCATCTTGGTAGAACCTTTGGTCGATTTGATGATGCCGCCGCTTTTGTAGCCGCCTTGGCCATCCACTACACCGCCGGTTTTGTACGCTCCGGGTTTAGTGCTCTTGGCGATACCGCCGGTCTTCAAGCCTTTGTGGGCTTTCGATGCTGGCTTACCTTCGTGCATTTCTAGCTCTTTGCCGACTCCCTTGATAGCCTTCATTTCGGCTTTGTGCATCTTGGGTGACTCCATCTCGCCGCCTTTTTTCATGGCGGGACGAGCTGGCATCGGGGGCATAGCAGCTTGACCAGCCATGCCGGGTGCGCGACGAGCCATGCGCTTCGCGGCCATCGCACGGGCAGCGCCCGGTGCACCCATCGGGGGAACCACAGGGCTGCGACCAGCCAATGCGCCCATCACGCCACCTTCCATCTTCTTGACGGGCTTTTTATCGCCCATCTTCGGAATGCCTTCCGCTTTCATGCGAGCGAAAGTGGCTGAACCGCCAGTCTTGAGTTTAAGCTCGACTGATGGCTCCGTGGTCATCATTTTGACCATTGGTTTAACTTGGCCCATGCTGTTCTCCTTTAGGCTTGTGTGACGCCAAGAGCGCCAATACGGGTTGCATTCGGACCTGCCGCAATTGCTGGCAGGGCTATCCCCATCACGAGGCGCTTGATGCCGTCACAAGCCGATGAGGGCAAATAAGTACCCCTTACATCACCAGTTGTGGTGGTTGCTGTGGCGGTAGCGGCAACAGTCATAGTTCCAGCATCTTCAGCCAAGGTATTGTCCCAGCCAGCGCGGGTGACGTAACCCCTATCGGTGATACGAAGTGGCGCACCCAAGATGTCGGTCGTACCTACCGCAACGGTAACAACACTCCCGCCAGAAGCAGTGACACTGGCGATTTGGTAGAAAGCTTTCTTACCATTGACCGTGGTCGAGGCTACCGTGCCCGTGGCAATTACCTCGCTCATGGCTTGACCGTAGTAGTCGTAACCAGAAACAGTAATGTTGACAGAAGTT